ATGAACCAAGCGCCTAATCAGATGGTCCCCGGCAATCCCGTTTTCTCCAGAGAGGAAATTCGGGCGTTGCTTGAAGGGTATATTGGGATCGAGATCCCCGAAACTGAAACATATGACGACATCGAACCGGATTCCAAGACCGGGGAAGATGTCGAGGAAACTTATTGGCCGATGTATAACGGGCGGGCCTTAACAGACCTTGAACTAGACGCTAACCTTGAAAGCATATACAAAGTTGGCAACTATGTTATGTTCCTTGACTCTGGTGAAATGGGCACAATCCTTCATTGGAGCGGCAACAACGATTGGGTATGGGTGCATACCGAGAACAAATATACCATGCTTGTACCTGGGTCTCGCCTGTGCTTGATGATAAAACAAGATCCGGGCGAACTTGTTAATCCTGATGTGTTTGCCGGAGACCCCATTGATGGGATTCATTACGCCTATGATATTGAGGGTAGCACAATCGTTTGGCATGGCACTTTTAAGGTTGGAGACAGGGCTAAGACCGCTGAGGGGACGCCTGTGACTATCGTGGGATTTGCCGGGACCATGGCTCTTATAAAATTTGATTGGGATGGCCCGCACATTGACCCGAGACAGATGGATGCTAATACGCTTCGGCCGTTTGGGGTCGAGGTGGATGGCGACCCGCTCCCCCGTGTAGAAGAAGTTGATTTAGATGCTGATGGCGCTGAGTCTGAGGCCCGTGACACTTGGCAGGACATAGCGCCCGAGGACAAAAAGGATCTGCTCGATGCCGAAGACGAACCGGGTGACGATTAAGAGGGAAAACGCAAAAATATTTTACCGGCCGACTCCTGAGCAGGATTTCGAGCCGGTGGACATGGAGCGTCTTGGCAGTTTAGATTGTCCAATTAATGTACGCCTTCACTTTCATTCTTCTTGTGGTCCACAAGAAAAAATAGTACATTTTCGGAAACACGATGACACCATTGTTGCTGTATTTCGTATGCAATCTTGGGACGGTCTTACCTGGGAGTCTGTCGAAAGATTGCCTGATGATTACCCGGTGGAATAAATGAGCCACGGCCGAGATCCGAGAAAATACCGGATTGGGGGTGCGGTTTCCCCGGAACTGGTTTCTCCGCCCTTTGAAAACCCTTTGCCAACACGACCAGAGTATGAAAATCTCATAGACCGACTCGGGATCCGCCATCTCCTTATGGGCTGGTGGTGGGACGATGAGGACAAGGTTTACCGGCGCGATGAGACCGGCGAAGAAATGAATGAGGAAGAAATGATCGCGCTGCGGGATCAGATTTCAGATTGGCAGGTCGATTACTTTGCCGCGTGGCCGTTGGAAGAAGAAGAAAAACCCAAAGAAGATGAGGGGACTAATATCCTGGCGCTGCTTCTTCTTGGATTCATTACCCTAACCATCTTTGAGACTCGGATGAGGTCGGCTATCCAGGACTCGGCCGTGATTCAATACACCTTCGGCCGGGGCGGGTTCGACAGGATGGCTAGTGCTGATTGGAACTTTTTGAACGGCTATCTTTTGGGGCAATACGGTTTTCTCTCAGACTTTGCAGACAATATTGCGACAGGCGACCTCTCAGAGGCGTGGATCGCATGGGAGACCGGCTTATACTTTGATACGGCCCTAAGCAACTTCGAGCAGGGCCGTATGAAGGCCCAACATGAGAACTTGAATTTAACCCGGCATCCAGGGGACTTTACCAGTGAGTGCTTGATGAAATGCCGGTGTTACTGGTCATATATGCGGACTGAGGATACTATAGAATGCAAATGGATAAGGACCGCTATGGAGTCTTGCCCTACTTGCATCGAACGGGCGTCCTGTCCACGGGTAATCTTCGAGAAAGACACTGGCGATCATATTAACATGGAGTGCTATGAACAAGCAGACGCCATCTAAGGCCGAGAAGGAACAAGAGCGCATAGATCGGCTTGTTCGGGTACACCGTATTAGTCAAATGATGGCTGACAAAAAGAGGGTTGAAAGAGAAGGGCGCATCATGAGAAGTGTTGCCCGGAAGATTGCAAAGAAACGTGTCCATAAACCCAAGCCGGTGAGACGGCTCAAGAACTCCTTCGCTATTGTCAGTATCGGGGGAGTTAATGTTGAGGATGAAAATGACTTCCAAGAACTCTAAACAGACCCAGGAAATTGAGATCCCGTTTGATGTTGATGAGATGCGAGATGAGTTGGGCATTCCCGAGCTTGAGGCCGAGATCGATGAACTCAAACGAACTGTAGCAACGCTCCAAAATTCAGTTGGGGAGTGGTTGGTCTACATGAACCTGATGGATCGTCGCCTTCAGGCCCTTAGTGGCGAACCAGAGATTAGCGAAACCGTTACCTATGTCGCTCGTAGCGATGGTGATGTTGAACTCCAGCGTCATCGTCCCCCGATCCCGGCAAGTCTGATGGAAGCCAAGCCAGGACCGGTAAAACGGACAAAGAAATAGGGATTGCCATGCCTATATATATTGATTGTCGATGTCCTGGTTGCAAGCACATCCGAGGTCAGGCAACGGAAGGTAGCGAGGTCCAGTTACAATGTCGCCAATGTAAAAAGCTGGTTCAGGGCAAAGTCATTGACGGAAGGTTTCAAGTGACCCGGCAAGCGTCTGTCGGGCCAGCATCTCGGGGAATAATGTCTGTTGATCCCCCCTCACTTATTGGATAGATTTGACAGAGGCAATATAGCCGGTTTATACTGGACACAATTGAATTAGAGTTTGAGCGTCAATTGGAGCGCCACCATTAGGTGGCGTTTTTTGTTTTAAGGAGAAGTCTATGGCGTTTGTAACCACGAAAGAGTATGCACAGTTAGTAAAACGGGTGGAAAAACTTGAAACGCGGTTGGGGCTGAATGAAGTCACGACCATCGAGCAGGCCCTGACGCTCCAAGATGTTTATGGTGAAGATGTGGCCCAAGTCCTGGCCGAAGGTGGTTTCAAAACACCACAACAGGTTTCAGAAGCGACCGATGAGGAACTGTTAGCAGTTTCTGGCATTGGCCCGGCCAGATTGAAAAGTATCCATACAAAATATATATCTGAAGATAAGGAGTAGCACATGGCCTGTCAAAGTACAACTGAGTATGAAATCAGAAATTGTGGCGGAGAGGGCATCATTGATGCTCTTTTCGAGTTAAATTTGGCCCAGATTCAGCAAGGGCTGGGAATTGGCTGGACCATTGACATCACGGTTGGCGCTGAGGGCGGTGATTCAATCTTGGTTGAATTAGAGGTATTCGACGCTGAGGGCAATCCGCTAGAGGAAGTCAAACATCTTGTGGCGTGGCTGGCTGATGGAAACGGCGGTCCGAATCCCCCAACAACAACCGCCCCGGACGGTGATGTGGCGATTAGCGCCAAAGGCACCATCCTGATTGAGCATACGGCCGACATCTATTTCGAGTTGCTAACAGATGTAAACGGGGAACTCGACTTCGATATTGGTGAGGCCGGTGCCGGCACTTGGTATTTGAACGTGGTTCAGAGCGATGGCAGCGTTTACATTTCGCCAGCCATCACCTTCGCATAAGGCGAGATAATATGCCTAAACCAACTTTTCGCCCTAACCTGACTTTCCAAATGGATGAGGCCGTCCGGGAAGATGGCCGGATACTCATCAACAGCGGAAAGACAACTAGAAACCGGGACTGGTGGACAGGAAAGCCATACCGGTTAGTACCCGATGGAATGCGGCTGAAATATTTTTATAAAAACCCCCTGGTTCTGTGGATGCACGATTTCAATATTCCGCTTGCCAAAAGCAACGACACCTACATTCGTGATGGCATGTTGTGGGCAACGGATGACCTGGAGTTCCACCGTAGGACAATCCCCATTGTTGCTATGAGTGGTGGACTTTTTGGCGGTGGCGCGGCCGTAGGAGAGTTTGACACCTCTGTTGTGGCCGATATGTGGCAAGAAGGTTTTTACAATGCGGTTTCAGTCCATGTTATGTTCCGCCCCGAGGATGAAGAAAACATCATCGAGGAAGAAGATGAAATTGTAGCCGGGACCTCTGAGGTTCTGGAATGGTCTATCGTAACCATGCCCGGAGATCCTGAATCCGGCCGCGAAGAAATGGTAGACCGGATGGTCCATAAGGGCATGAGGCGCGATGTGGCTGAAGCTATCGCCAGCGGGCCGGGAACTTTTGCGGTTTCTGGATCTGCTCTCTATGTCCCCTCTCATATGTTAAAAACTGCCAACAGCGGTAGTTCTGTATCCGTACCAGTTCAGAAGAAAAGGAAGGTAGTTATGAGCAAGAGCACACCGGCCGAAGAGGTCGAAACAACTGCCGCTGAAGCAGCCGAAGAAGTTGCTGATGTGACGGTAGAATTGGAAGTCCAGGATGAGCTAGTAATTGAGGAAGAAATCGAGCAGGTGATCGAGATCCCAGCTGTCGAACTTGCCTCTGCACTGGCTGAGGATGAGGAAGCCATGCACATCATGGCGATGGCCCTCATCAATCATTCGGGATTTGGGCAAGCATTGGCCGAGGCATATGGTCAGTCGGTTCCGCCGGCAGCCGAATTGCTTTCCGCGCCCGCTTTGCCCGTCGCGATTAAATTCGTGAGTAGCGGTCGATCACAGGTCAGCCAGCCAGCGCAGGCCGCTCGACCGGCTGTCAAATCGGCATATCGGCCGACCGTAGCGCAGGCCGCGCCCGTAGCTTTGCCAAATGCTAAGCCAAAAAAGAAGTCACCTTTTTTGACTATGTATCGTAAGAACAAAAGCTAACGGTTCAGATTATCGGTCAATAGACCTTACTTTTTTAAGGAGATAAGTTATGACACTCGAATTTGAAACCATGCTACCCGCAGGCAAGTGGTCAGACGCTTGTGAGTTGGCAATCATGGACTTGCGGCCGTATGTTGGGGATGATGTTCTCGGTAACATTCCCCGGTACTTCGGTCGTTGGGAAGATGGCAATACCCAGGAACTTCTATTGGAAGACAACTATGGCGAGACCGCTGCCGAAGGCGCTTGCGATTTCGTTGTTTTCTCCAGTGAAACCCTGGAATGCACCATCGTTATTCCCAACCAGGACCGGATCGCCGCTGGCGTTGACAATGTTGATTACATGCAGTTCTTGACCAAGTTCTGCAAGGCCAAACGAATTTTCAAGTTCCCGACTCTGTTCAATTCAGACGGGTCATTCCGGGAAGGCGAAATGCTTTCCGATCAGTTCCTGGAATATATCTTTGCGGACCTGCGGAAACGTTACATGCAGAAACTTCGGAGCGAAGCATGGAACGGTACTCAGGCAGGGGCAAATTCGTTTGCCGGTATCCTGACTCAGTTTGACGCCGGTCCTGTTTCATCTGGCGATGGCTGTGAACTGTACGAGCCAGTCCGGTTGGATTGGGGTGTTCAGACTGGTGCAGGGGCCACAACCCCGACCGCACCAGAAGCGGTCATTGATGCCGCGCACGATATTCTTACCATCCGTGGTGAGGATTTCGATGGCTTGGAAGGCAAGAACTTGGTTGACTTCCTGGTTCTTTGGATGGAACGTCTGATGGAGCATGACTTGGCTGGATATTCCAATGCCGACATCATGTTTGAGTTGTGGGTTGGCCGAGGCCAAACAACTTGTATCGCAGAGTTGGCCGCTTGTATGCAGCCCTGTGATGGTTGTGTGAATCCGATGAGTGACCCCCTTATCCGGGATCGTTCGGCCAGCTTCCGCAAGAACAAAGTCATCTGGCTTTACCCCTATGACGAAATTCCCATTGTGATACGGACTAGCCCCGAGCTAGGCGACCGAATGATTTTGGTCCCCAAACTGATCGGTGGCGCTCCTTCAATCGCTTGGGTTTTCCGCGATCAGGCTGAGCAAGTTGCGATTCTGAACGGTGAAATGCCGTACTACGGCGCTGAGGGTGGCGCGTTACCGGATGAGAACACTCTTTATCCAACCGATGAGGTTGATGATGAGTATCCCTTCCCGGTCCGGGCCTTCTCGATCAATGTTCAGAAGAACGGCAACTGTATCGACTACTGGATCAACTCTGAGAGTGTAATAGTCCTCTCCGCGTGGCATCTGTGGCTCGACATCACTTATGTTGACTGTAACGGGCTTGTCCCCGAGCGTGTCTATCATGATGAGGGTGTTGCGGTTACTGTTTGCGGCGTTGTTGATGCGGATACGCTGGACCTGACCGTGGCCGCGCTGGAAGATTATGGCGCGGTTGCCGCTGATGATACCTACGCTGTCTATGGTTCAGATGGGGTGACTGTCCTCATCGGTACGGTGGTTGGTTATAACACCGGCACTGATGTACTTACCCTTGACTTTGCTGTCGCCGTGGATTGTGATACTGGCGGTGGCATGGTCGGTGCGACGGTGGTTAAGTTAGCCGAAAACTAGACCATTAATTGGTAAGGGGGTCGGTTTTCCGACCCCCTTTAGTTGAGGTTAATATGGGTTGTGGTTGCAACAAAAAGAAAAGGACGGCCAAGTCAGCAAATACACCGAACGTAGAATATTCGGCTAACGGGACTAATGATCATGTGCGGTTGGGCTTAAAACCGTTCTTTGCCCTTCCTATCAGGCTTCCCCAAGCTATCAACGGTAAGGATGTTATTATCGTGGCAAGCTCCAGGAAAGCGCCTGCTAAGGAACAAGGGGCCTTGATCATCGTTGGCCGAAATGCGAAGATTGAAAAGGCTCATCGGCAAGAGATGACGGATAAGTGGCCGCAGGCATTTATTGATGTTTGATGTCCTGGCCCAGGTTCTTATCTTAACAGCGGCCAATTATCTTTTGGTGTTTTACATGACCGAACCGGTTATGGGCCCGTTTGACACATTTCATAAATTAAGGCTATGGGTCGGCCTAACACCGGAGTTCGAGACTAATATTGAAACCGGTAGCCAAACGCTAATTGGATATGAAGATGGTGACAGCTTCTTCTCTAAGTTGTTGAACTGTCACAAATGTTTCTCGCCGTGGGCTGCAGCGTCACTCATCATCCTATCCTGGCTGGTGGGCTTCGTTGAACCCGATCCTACGAATCTTGTTCTCTGGCTGTCTGTTTCTGGCGCGACTGTTTTTCTGCTTGAATAACAGGCATCGCTTAAAATCGAGTGATGAGGCTGGACAGTCGTACAACCTGACTGTCCGGCCTTTTTCTTAGGAATAATCATGGCTTTTATTCGGCAAGGAACTTGCAACCGATGTGGGCAATGCTGTGGCGCGGATGGCAGCCCTAATCAGGCTAATCCATTTCCCCGTAATTGGCCGGAAGCTCTTCGGCATTGGTCGCTGGATGATGCGGTCAACGAGCTGTGTCCTCAGTTGGGTATGTTCGGTTTTGGTAATCTTGGCGATGAGATTGGAGTAGCCCCTGAAAATCGTGTAGGGTTTTATCGCGTAGGCGGCAGAAAAAAACCATACGTCTGGATTACGGGCGAAGGCTGCTGTAAGGACACCAGTCCACAGAATAATGGATCAAGCTATTCCTTGGAGTGCCCTTTCTTGGAGCCTACCGACGGCGATCCGAATAACATCCGACCATGCGCCCTGATTGGCACACAGGACGATGGCGCGTACAAGAAGTTCTGTGATCCGGAAGGGCCAGTTCAATTTGAAACACAAGCCAGCCTTGACCAGTGGGAAACCGATCATCCCGAGTGCAGTCATTACTGGGTGGAGGAATAATGACTACAATCCGAGCAGGAAATTTAGATATAGGAGGTGCAACGTTCGAGGCATCTGACGGAACAAAACTGGCTGTCATGGCGGATGCTACGACCCTTCGCGTATATAAGAATCTTGACACCACTCCAGTTCAAGTTATTGCAAGAACTTCCGCTATTTTCTTTGATGTAGGAGCCGGAGATATTGGCTGGTTTCATGCTGCAATAGACAGTAACGACGTAATCCATATCGTTCTTTCCGGCACTGTGGAAGCTACATATGATGTCGTTTATACTACAGTAACCGATCCTCTTGGGACTCCTTCGTGGGGCATAAATGAAGAAGCCTACGACTACAGCGAAGATGCACCAACCAGTCCTGGCTGTGCTATTTCCATTGATTCCAACGACAAGCCACACATCCTAGTTGTTGATAACGTCAAACAGACCGGCTCTTCTCAAGATAATGTTTATTACACTGAAAAGACGGGAGCATCGTGGGCAAGTCCGACGCAGATTGGCACTCGAAGCACGAAAACGGACAGGTATGTTTGTCCCTTTATTACAATGAGAAACAGTGACTACATCGAAGCATGGTATTATTTTGATGTAGGCGCGTTTGAGATGGCGTATAAATCTTGGACTGGTTCATCTTGGACGGCTGAAAGTCTCTATGGTGTGCAAGGTAATCTGGGCAAGGTGACAGCGACATCAGGGGGGACTGTTTATCGGAATTTTGAGGCTTACTCAGATGAGGAAATTAAAGAAAATAATGTTGGAGCAGGATATTACACTATAGACACGGTAGGCGACGAATACCATGGATTATTGGATGCAGCACTTAGCGGTTCCAACCGCTACATTTTCTACATCGATACAGGCGAAGACATTCACCTAATTTCCAACGATGGTGGTGGCTGGACCGACGAAGGCGATTTGCAAGTCGGTACATATGAGGCAGTCATCGCTGGCTGGTCTTACAATAACCTAAACAACAGGGTTTCCATTGACTACATTTACAGCGATGGGACGAATGTCTATTGGGGAGAAAAGGTGCTTCCAAGAGTTTTTGTTACACACGTTTAATTTGGTTACATAGGATAAGTCATGGGTCTATTAGAGCTTGAAGCAAAAGGTGCCGGCGGTGGCGGCGGTGGTGCTCAGGGTGATACCGGTGTCCAAGGCGATACCGGAGAAGGCGATACCGGAGAAGGCGATACCGGCGTCCAGGGCCTGACCGGTGACACTGGTGACGATGGTGACACTGGCATCCAGGGCGATCAAGGTGATACCGGGACTGGAATCCAGGGTGATACTGGAGAGGGCGACACTGGTATTTCAGGTTCGCAAGGTGATACTGGTTTCAAAGGTGATACTGGTACAGTTGGCACTCAAGGCGACACTGGCGATCAGGGTGACACCGGAGAAGGTGATACCGGCATCCAAGGTGACACTGGTGCTGACAGCACTGTCCAAGGTGATACGGGCGACCAGGGTGACACCGGAGAAGGCGATACCGGCATCCAGGGTGACACGGGGGCCGACAGTACCGTTCAGGGGGATACTGGAGAGGGCGATACTGGTATTCAGGGCGATACGGGCGATGGCGACACCGGCATCCAGGGAGATACCGGGGCTGACAGTACCGTCCAAGGTGACACTGGTGATCAGGGCGATACCGGTGTAATTGGCAATACCGGAGACAAGGGTGATACTGGCGACGGCGACACGGGTATCCAGGGCGACACCGGGGCTGACAGTACCGTCCAAGGCGATACTGGCGACGATGGCGACACCGGCATCCAGGGTGACACCGGAGAAGGTGACACTGGCATCCAAGGCGATACTGGCGGCGATGGCGACACCGGCATCCAGGGAGATACCGGCGACGGTGACACTGGCGACCAGGGCGATACGGGCGATGGCGACACCGGCATCCAGGGAGATACGGGTATTCAGGGTGACACCGGAGAAGGTGACACTGGCATCCAGGGCGATACTGGCGACGATGGCGACACTGGCATCCAGGGTGATACCGGGGCTGACAGTACCGTCCAAGGTGACACTGGTGATCAGGGCGATACCGGTGTAATTGGCAATACCGGAGACAAGGGTGATAC